TTCCGAGGGTTGCTCGTTCAACTCCACGGCCACGGGGTACAAAGGGAAGCATTGCCCGCGATTTGTTTTTGCTCATTTGCTTAGAACAGTGAGCCGTCTGCCATACGCTTTCTTTCCAAGCGCCAAAAGTCAGAACGGTTCTTGCAACGTGCCTGCAAGTGCAGTATATTTGCTAACGAAATCACATGGAACCGTTCAAAGTTTGTGATTTCCAAGGCGGCGCTTCCCTAACCGGATCGCCGCCGCTTTCTTTTGTAAGCCATTTCCCCAGCAAATCCAACAGAGAGTTTGCAAACTGTGCAAAGTGGATTCTGCTAACCTGCAAACCCACCCCTGCGACACACACCCTACAACGCAACCCCCGTTTCTTCCTTGAACCTATTGCGCAGAAGAATGTGGGATATGCCAACAACCACACCACCGCCAGGACAAGGCTCAATGCGCGCTGCATGGTCTTCCATGTTCTGCCCGCACTTCTTGCAGAACATGGTTTTAACGTCGATCAGGTGGGCGTGTGCGTCGGGGTCAGTCATGTGATTCACTGTTTTGCTTGAGTTCTTTTATTGCAGCTTCTCTTGCCTCGTCTGTTGGCTCATGGGCAATGGCAACCGTCATGCCGCCAATATTTGCAGTTGTGACGTGCTGCCCGCGCTCAATCGCGGCTGCAATTTTCCATTCGAGTTCATTCATGTGATTTCTCCGCGATGCTCAAGCACAACAGTTTGCGGCTGCGTAAATTCAATAAGCACGTATCCAGCTTTGGTTTTGTCAGACGGGCCTCGACGAATGGACATGGACCACTCATAGTCATCCACGCCCAGCGCCATAGCGATACCGTCTAAGCCGTACTTGATGGCCCCAAGCATTCCGTCGAGATCCCGCTTACGCTTATCAGGTGGGAAAAACGTTATGTCCAGGTGATGCAGTGAAGGATCAATCTTGGCATTCTTTGCCAGCGCCCAGCACGTTGACCGATACCGCTTGCGGATTGCCCCTGTGTGGCGTCGGTCTGTGCGTGTGTTGGGGTGTAGCTTTTTGTCCGGCCATGGAATTGAAACGGTGTTCATTGCTGCCCTCCCTCCCAATGGTCCTGCAATACCTCATCAAGAAGTTGACAACATTCTGCCAGCATGTAGGCGCGTATTTCTGTGTTGTGCACGTCAACCGGAACACCGCAATTATCCATGACCCAATCAACTAGGTGGCTGCATTCATGGATTCGGGTGTATTGGTTGGCATCTTTCCCAATATACAGGTAGAAATAAACCGTCCCATCATCTACGGTTTCCTTGATGCACATGCCGTAAGACGCAGGATTTAGCCCCTCAATCGCTGAGAAACCAAGCGTTTTTGTGTGGTGCTTCTGTAGCTTCTTCAAGCTATCAAAAACCGCAACTTGCGTGTTGAATATTCCGATTTCAAAAACACCAATTGGCTCAGACATCTTGCCGCCCCTCCAATGCAAACAGGATTCGACGCAGCATGTCATTTGTTGGAAGCCAATATCCACCGCTCTCGATGTTTATTGCGGCCCTAAGAACCGCAACATTTCGTGCCGTATACAGGGGCTTATCAGTTTTATTAGCTTCTCTCATTCTCTCGCCCCTCTATCTCTCTGCGGCACTGGCGGTCTAGCTCAAAGCTGGATGGTGCGCGGGTGTTCCAAGCTTCGATGTTATGAGGCCAAACTCCAATCGCTTGAACGACACAACCATTATGGGGATGGTAATAAAAAAACTCCCCAGCGCCATCGGTATTGCTTCGTGACCCGCCTTCTAGTTTCGCGTCGCAAAATGGACATCTTTTTACCACAACACCCATCTCACACCCCCAACTCTAGGCAGCGGTCAGTTGCCCGACGAACGCGCTTGGCGGCTTTGTGCTGGCGTTGGGTGTTGCGGCTTTCCACGGCCTGCATGTACGCAAGGCAGGCCCCCTCACGCTCTGCAATGGCTTCGACCTTGGTCAGCATGTCCCGTTGCTCTGCGCGCTTTCGCGCTGCGGTTACGTCAAGCACTTGTGGGGGAGGGGTGGGTTTGCGGGTGAAGAGGTTCAGAAGGCGGCGCATAGCATCACCCCCAACCCCAGGCCAGCAACCACCAGCATTGCCATTACAGCCACGCCGCAGCAAAAGGCGGCGTCTAGTTCGCTTGCGTTGTCCATGTGGTCAGTCATTGGTGCTCTCCAATTCTGGCATCAAATCTGAATGCATTGGGCAATAGAAATCTGGGTGCGGGTGCAAAGTCGCACTGTAAGATGACCCATCCATGACGCCAGCTAAGTGCTCTTTATATTCCGGCTTTAGCGTCAAATTTTCATAGTCCTCATCCCAAGCAGTCATTTCGTACGTCATTTCGACAAGATTACATACGCCAAAACCATGCGGTCTATCCCATTCGTCAGAACTTGCCGAAAAATGGGCGCACGCTTTGCACTTTGGATGGTCTATCATTGCATATCCTTTCGCGCAGCTTCCAAAAGCTTCATGCGTCCATATGCTCCAGGTCGTAGGCCGCTTTTCTTTGCTGCCTGTTCAATCACCTCTTTCTCGCTATCGCTAAGAATAAGGCGAATTTGCTCTGTTCGTTTGTCATCCATAGTCAAACCATATCATGCAAATAAATTGCACGCAAGGGGTTTACTTTGTGCAATGCCTGATTTACATTCAACCCAAGCAAGGAGAGACACATGTGTGTAAAATGCAAGGGTACTGGAATTGTTTACGAGGGAACAGGCCATCAAATGACGGGCTATCCATTCGCAGAAAAAACAGCCGCAGTGAATTGTCCAAACGGTTGCAAGGGGCTGTCACTGACTGAGCTTTTGCAGCGCCGTAAACGCAACAGAGAATGGCGCGACATGTGCCACTTGCGCGCGCCTGTCAGTAAGTGCGACTGGCATCACTGCACAGCGGACTTCGGATTGACCGCACGTATGGATAGAGCCTTTGCACGTATCTGCAAGGCGTCACCAGTTTTAACAGAGGAAGGGAAGTTGAAATGAGTGGACACACAAAAGGCCCTTGGGTTGTTAGCGCCAAAGGAATTGGCGGTGCAACAGTTAGTGAAGATGTAAATCGGAAAAACCACATTGCGTGCCTAGTCAACAAAGAAGACGCCCACCTAATAGCCGCAGCGCCAGAACTGCTTGAGGCTCTGGAATTGGCTTTAGATGCTATAAAATGGTGGGAAAATGAGCACTCATGCTGCGCGGGAGCAACAGATGATTCAATCGAAAAAATCTCATCGGCAATCGCCAAAGCCAAAGGAGAGAACCAATGACCGACGACCAACACAAAACCGCAATGTTTATCATCAACTGGCTGTCCTGCATTGCAGCGCTTGTTGTGATCTTCCTCTACGCAATCAACGTCACAGAGACAGCGCGGAAGAATGCGCATGATTGGACTGTTGCGCAGGAGATGGGGCAGTGAGTGTTAATGCGCTAAAGGAGTTGGCGGGGCGCGTGGAATCTGGAAACTTCTACGGCTTCAATGAATTTGCCACATGCTGGGAGAATGCGCTTGGCATCTACACACCAAATACAGCGGGATACACCTGCGGGTATAACGCCTATAAAGGCTCCCTAGACGCCGCCAAGGCGCTGCATGAGGCTGTGCTGCCGGAATGGGGTTGGGTTTGGTCCAATAGAGGTAAAGGCCATGTCACCCCAAACAGCGGCAAATATAGCCGACTAGCACAAACAGCCGAAAATGATGACCCCGCCCGCGCGTGGTTGCTGGCTATCCTCAAAGCTCTCATTGCACAGGAGATGGGGCAGTGAAGGCTGTGTGGGTGTTTATGTTTGGGGTGTTAATTTCAGCCGCTATAATTGATCGAGCCTGCCAACACAAAACTCAGGACAGATGCACATTCGGAGTGCCGAACCCTACCAACCAACCGAAAGGAGCTGACCAATGAATGCACCAGCTACAATGAGACATCAGGGCTTATTCGCCATCAAGGAAGATGTTTTGCGCGAAATCCGCACCATGACCGATGAGCAGTTTGAAGCGTGGCTTGCTGACTTTGAGACTGACCCGATCCGCAAGAACCACCTCAACCTTGGAACTGGCGGCGCGCACCCGTTCCGCCCGCGTCGTCGTGTCGCATAGCATAAGCCCCGCGCTCGGTGGATAATGCAGGGAAAGAAACGGAGGAAGTTTGATGGACTACGTAGAAGAAACCCGCCAGAAAATCCAAGGCCACATTGACCGCGCCAAGCACCTGCTTCGCGTTAAGCTCATTCCAGAGTGGCGCAACGAGCACCTGCCAGGGATGCGCCAATACCGCCGTATGCTTGTGCAAAAGGTCATCAAGGATATTCGCTATGACCGGCTGAACCTTGCGGATTGGGAGGCTATGGGGTGATGAAGTTTGTCAGGGAGGGGGAATTAATCAAAGCCCTAAATACCCTCATGGAGACTGTTCGAAATAAATTCTATGGAGTCGATGAAGAGATCGAAGAACTGCATGGTGAAATCAAAGATATTCGCGCGCAGATCAAAACGCTAAAGTCAGAATTGGACACAGAGCGCCGACTGCGCCAAGGTCGCCACCTAAGATAACTGCGACAACTGACCACATACCACCCCCACCCCATTCTGATACTGTGGGGAAAGACAGAATGGAGATAACAATGACAGCCGACAACATGAAGATTTGGGATGCGGTAGGCAAGACAGACCCAAAGCACACAAAGCACGTTAACCAGCGTGGCGGGTTTACCTCAGTAAATGCTAACTCTCAGATCATGGAGGCAACGCGCCAGTTTGGGCCAATCGGTGTTGGCTGGGGATACACCACGGAAGACCTGTCGGTTCATAACGGAGTTGTTATTGTCAGCGTAACGCTGTGGCATGGATCGCGCGATAATGTGTTTGGGCCAATGCCAGGTTGCGCGGAGATGTTCGGAAAGCGCACTGACACGGACGCACCCAAAAAAGCCACCACCGACGCAATCACAAAGCTTCTTTCTCAGCTTGGTTTCAATGCCGACATTTTCCTTGGTATGTGGGATGACAACAAGTACGTGCAACAGCGCATTGAAGAAACGAAAGAGAAGAAACCAGAGCCAACCGGAGCGGAACTTCGCGACAAACTCAAAGCGTGGATGAACGCGCCCAAGACAACGCCGGAAGACGTGCGCAACGCATGGCAGAGCAATGACAACTTTAAGGCCAAGCTCGCCAGCCTTCCCCAGCCAATGCAGCACGAACTGCGCGCAGAGGCAGAGAGGATTTGCCCAGACCTCAAGGAGGCCGCATGATTGGCGCAGTAAGCTCCCTTGTGCTTGACGTAGAGGCCCAGCGCGATAGCGACAACCCCATGTCCCTAGAGGAGTGTGCGGTTGTCGTGGCCCGCGACTACGGCATATCTGCGCGGGATCTGCTGGCGGCTTATGAAGACTATTTGCGGGGTGATCTGCATGGCGACTGAGACCCGAGTTGTGAAGACGGAAGAGGATCGTGAAAGGCTGGTGAAATACATCAACTTTCGCGGCCTTCCTTTTACGGCTGCGATTGCGGACGGGGTGAAGCGTACAAACCCGCAGAACGCCTTGGTTCACAAGTGGTTTGCAGAGATAGCTAGTCACATGGGGGACCGGACAGCCGAAGAGGTGAAGGCGCATTGCAATCTGACATATGGCTTGGACATAATGATGCGTGACCCAGATTGGTCTAGCGCGTTTGAATACATCTTTCAAAGCCTATCACACGCCGCCAAGCTCAAAGCCATTCGCGTTTTGGACATACCGTTTACCCGCAAGATGCGCGTGCCAGAGTTGAAAGAATACATGGACCAGATGATGCGGGACTATCGGGAAATGGGGATTTTCCTTACTGATCCAGAATTGCGCGGATACGACCAATGAAACGCACCCCACTAAAGCGAGGCAAGCCGCTGCGCGCCAAAACTCGCATGAAGCAACGCAGCGACAAGCGCAAGGCATACCGCGCCAGTGACGAAGGCAAAGCGGCCACGGCATACTTACAGGCCGTCAAGCGCCTTCCCTGCGCTGTGTGTAGCGCTCCGCCACCGTCAGACGCACACCACGTCATTTGCGATAGGTTTGGTACGCGCAAGTCGAGCGATTGGGACGCTATACCTCTGTGCAAGAAACACCACCAGGATGGACCGGAAGCCATACATAACGGAAAGGCAAGCTGGGTTGCGCTGCATGGGCCGGATTGGGAATACATCGATCAAACGCAATTGCAGATATTAGGAGAAGTGAGGGATGTTTGACGCCAACGTTAGGAACAATCAAAGCATTTCGTTTAACTCAGTTGCTGGAACTATTGTGAAAAGTTGCGAGGAAAGCAGATTTGTTCGCTTTCACATGAATTCCGAACTGGCTGAACGGATATTTTCGACGACTAAGCCGAAAATATCTTCTGACTGGAATGCTCAGGAGATTGTTGTTTTGCAAGTAATGCTATGCGGAGGTGAGCAGTTTTTAGTTGAGTATATGTATAAAGACGACGCACCTGCGACAAAATGACCAATCCCCCCACCCCTACAGTGTGGGTTAGGGTGAATCTACACCGGCGGCACATCAGACTAGCCGCCACCCCGCGCCGCACTCTCCTCCCACATAGCGGCGCGGGGCTTTTGAAAACAAGGGAATGAGCGCAAACGAAAGGAGTCCTTGGGTGTCGCTCAAGGTTGGGCTTCCCCCAGGAACAGACAGAGCCGCGCCAAATGGCAATGTCGCACCGCCCTTGTTTTCTAAGGCCCATTACAGGAGAGAGAGTATGATTGGTGAAAGAATAGAGATTCCATCAGGTGGAGCGTATTTTTACGCCAGCAATGTGAAATTTCACATAAGCATTGACGGCGAAAGAATTATCATCAGGTGCGTAGAAACTCCAGATGCGCGAGGTGAAAGATTGTTCACTCACCAACCCGCTGGAAATGTAATTTTTTTGGAAGCGCAATAGGAGCCAGGGGCATGACCGATACACCACCAATCAAAATCGCAACCATCAAGATTGGCGCTTATGCTTCTGTGCAGGGGCCAGTTAAGGAAACGCTACCCTGCGGCCAAGTACGCATTCGGGTAGGGAAGCAGACATATACGGGTAAGCCGGTAGCCGCCGCAATTCGCGCCAGGGAGGGTGAGTGAATGGAAGCCTTGACATATATTATAAAGCTTATCGCCATTCTCGTATGGGACACGCTTGCATTTTTTATGCTGTATTTGGTCACATATGGCTTGGCGGTTGCTTATTTGGAAGCGTCATCCTCAATAAACGTAGCTTGGATTGGCGTAGCGGTTGGGGTGTCAACTTGCATTAAGGCTGATTTGTGCAAATGGTATGAGGAGTGAGGGCTTTACGCCCCCTCCCTATGCATCGTCATCAGTATTAGTCAGAGCCTGGGCGCATTCACGGTCCCATGTCAGGTTGGTGCGGTAGTCGCGCGCAAGGTTCCATGGGGCGTTAGCAGAGCGCCAGTCAATCTCAGCTTGGGAAAATTTGCGCGGCTCTTCAACGTCGCAAAAAAGCGCTTCCTCAATTACCGGTTTCGGCTCCGTCTGGCCGCAGCCAATGAGGGGGAACGTCAAAATCGTTAGGGTCATTAACAGTCGCATCGCTTTGCATGTCCTCTGTTATGTTTGATAGGCGCGCACCGCATGTCATCAAGTCGTTGTGCAGCGCCGTCACGCGGGCCTCTAGGGCGGCGTTAGTGTTCACCAGCCCAAACACCCAGAAGCACACCCACGCGACCCCAGCAAGCAGCAGAGCGGCGGGAATGTATCGAATTGCAAATAGGCCCATTACAAGATGCCCCGCTTTTGCTTTTTGATGCGGCTATAAAGAATGTAGCCAAGGCACATCAAGCCAGCGGCCACCAAACCAACCGTGATGACGTTTTGCGCAAATGCGTTGTCAGTCACAAGCGCCGGAACCGTCTGGCTACACACAGTTGTTGCCGCCGCGCCGATTGCTGCTTTGTTGGTTCCGCTCTCAAGCACCTTGTCGGTCTTGGGTTTGGTCTCGTTCAGCCATGGTTTGACTTGGAAGCCAGGGCAGGCTTTGGCCGCGTATTGGTTGTGACCCGTCACCTTTGTGATGCTCTGGTATTCAAATTGCAGCTTGCCGATTAGCTTGCGCAGAGATGCCATTTGCTCTGCGGTGTAGTGGTCATACGGGCTGTCATTCTCAGACGACCCAAAGCCGCCCAGAAGGCAAACACCAACAGTGCCTTTGTTGTGGCCTTTGACGTGCGCCCCGTCGCGCTCCATGGTGCGTCCTGCTGCAACCGTGCCGTCACGGTCAATGATCCAGTGATAGCCAATGTCAGACCATCCGTTGTCATCCATGTGCCAGCGCTTAATTTCGGCTACCTTTGCCGCAGTCGATTGCCCCTGCATCCAATCGTCACGCGTTGCGCTGCAATGGATAATGATTTCTGTCAGGTGTCTCATGCGACCTCCTTAATCTCATCAACCGGCAATCCGTCGCGCAGGGCTTTTTCCCACTGCGCCGCCTGATCAAGCATCGCCTTCACTTGCTCACGCTGAAAGCTGCGCGGGTGCGCGGCCTCAAGCTCTTTCACTGCTGCCTTAATCTTGTTTGCAAACTGCATTATGCCTCCAACTCCTTCCGCGCCTTAGCCATAGCCAAGTCATGGATTTCCTGTTTTCGCTTGTCGTCACGACGCCGGAAAATGAAATTCATGATAAACGTCAACACAAGGATTGCACAGCCGATAAGGGCAATCCAGTCAATCGACCAAACCCAACCAGCCCCAAGCATCGAAGCACTAGTAACTCCTGCACCTTTTATTGCAGGTTCAACATAGGAGTTTGTCATTTTGTCGCTTCCTTCAAACGGTATAAAACCCCTGCCAACAAATGCACACAAAACAAAACGAAAAACGGTGCTGACCTTTCCAAATCAAACACCAATTCGGAAAGGCCAGCCTGTTTTTCTGTAAACGAATAAAGCGTGCCACCCGTTCCGTAGACAACCACAAACAAAAAGTCCTCTACCGTGTCAAAGCCGTTCCATTTGTCTAGGAAGATCTCCTTTGATGCATAGATGAAAGCGATGACAAAAAACACGTGCATTTTATACGGTATTTCACCGTCAACCATAAACGCGCCGTAACTAATCAGAGCGACAAAGAACACACCAATGCTGGTGTGAGCAATTTGATTTGTTGCGTAGGCATACCAATCACGCTCGTAATTGCTAGGCGTGGTCAAAGCCTTCAAAATTTGCTCAATCATTTCACACCTAGCGCAGTCATGGCCTCGTCCTTTGAGTGGTGGTTTAGATTTTATGTTTATCAGGTTACTTCTGCGGATGTTGTCCAAGAAACAGTTTCAGCAACTGCAATTGGTGTGCCAGATGCGTCACTAAGCTGAATTGTCATGTTGCTAGACGTAACAGCAGACACTGCCACAATCCGATTTGCGACAGTAGGCGTCACAGTGTAGGACGTGGGGGTAACTCCCATAAAGTGCGAGATTATTCCGCCATCTGCAACGGATGCTGTGCCAGCATTCCGCGTTCTGCGGCCAATGTTCCCATTGACAAGAGACCCAGAACCAACACCCGTGACGTTCATTTGTCCTGACCCATTCCCGCGACAAATGTTGTCTGATATAATGGTTCTCTCTGGACTGTCCGACACTTGAATTCCGAAGCTGTTGTTGTCAATGCAAATATTGCCTGTGCAAACAATTTCAGATGTCTCTGTTGTTCCAGTCCCGTCAATTATCAAAATGCCGTGTGAAGAAACGCTATTAGCACAAGTGTTGGCTGTGATCACGGTGTCTGTGCACCCGCGAATGTTTATATTCGCATCTTCCGACGCATCAACAGCATTTCCTGTAATCGTAATGCCATCGCTGTTTTCGACGAGAATCCCGCTTTCGTTTGAGGTAGTACCACCTGCACTTACGGCAGTTATAGAGTTTCCAGTGACTGCGCCATGCATACTCCTAAACGAAGCTCCTAGAGTTTCCCCCAAAACAGCAATCCCAGCATTCACCGTGTTTGAAACTTCATTTCCAGATATGGAAAAATGGTGGCAATTCTCCACAATAATGCCTTCTCCGTTGGTGTCTGTCTCAGCGGTGTCAATTGTATTTCCAGAAACTGAAACATGGCTGCACACAGATGTGCCGGAATTGTTTGGCCAATTCCTAACAAAAACTGAAGAGTTCGTGGTGTCCTTAAACGTGTTGCCATTGATGGTGATGTAATCACCGCCCGCGTGAATCCCATGATTATTGGCGTCCTCAATAACGTTGCCCTCAAATAAAACATGCCGGTTGTTTGGGCTGTATCCGCCGATCCCCCCCGCCGTTCCATTCAATCCAGTGCGCCTAACAACGTTCCCAGATATACGGAAGTGCGAGACCCCAGCAGAGGGCGTAGACACGCTACCAGAAATTAGAGTAATGGCAACTTCTCCAGTGTCCTCAATGATATTACCGGATAAACTACAATGACTGCTTATATTTGATGCGTGATATTCATGTCTTACGCCGTTCCCGTCAGCGTCGTGTATCTTGTTGTCAGTTACATCACATTGCTCCGCCCCTGCCACAATTGAAACCCCAGTGCCAGAAGTATCGAAAATTTCACAATTCCTAACCGAGTTCCTTACTCCATTCAAAGAAATGGCGTCCATGTCTTGCGTTTGGCTCAATTTATTTCCATCGATAAACACCCGATCAAGCGACGCGCCAGAAACAGAAGAGCTAAAGCCTATGCAAAATTCACCACTAGATGACGCAACTGCGGATTTGAGGCGCAAATCTGTAAGCAAAACGTTGCTTTTCATTTCAACATTTTTACAGAGAAATACTCCCGATTGACTTGATATGGTGCCTCCACCTAAACTTGAAACGTAGTCAATGGTGGCTTGCAATGATGTTGTATCATCCGAAACGCCATCACCAATCGCACCAAAGTCATATGGATTTTTTGGCATGGTGTCCGCATTTACAATATCAATAGGAAATATTTGTGGACTCGCCCCCGCTCCAAGGGATACAGAATATGCTCCCGATGCAGTGTAAAACTCAAAATCCCCGTTTGCCGCCGCATTAAACGGGTTCGCAATCGGGGTGGTTGCGTCTTTGTCTGAGTAGAGGGTTGCAAGGGAATTATCACTTTGCAGCCTCACCTCAACAGAGGTTGCGCCTAGCGTGTTGCCAGACCCATCAACGGCGGTTGCCTTAAATCCAGGAAGTGCCATCAGTCGTATTTCCTTGTATCAATTACCTGAAACGGCCCAGCGCCAACGCAACGGCGCTCACCACCAGATAGAGTTACCCATGCCTCACAGTGCTGATTGCCCTTCGGGAAGGTGCTGCTATCTGTGTTGTCGATTGTCAGAGAGAATGTGTAGTCATTTACAAGCGTAATTTCTCCGCCAGTCAGTGACCCACTGTAGAGCGACACGCCGCCAATCCCCTGCCATATGTCAAAGGTAATTTCAGTGGCTAGGCTATAGTCAACTGTGTCAGCATCTTGAAAGCTGAATGTCTTGTCTGCACTTTGCGCCATGCAGGGCGATATTTTCTTTACGCAGCAATCCATGAAGTCCACCTTTAACGTTTGCGCCGCATTCTCTCGAATTACCTCTACGCATGTTGGGATTGTAAGCCCCTGAAGCACCACGCGCTTGGGGATAGCAATCATTGACCGGCCTCCCTTTCGAGCTTACCCACTAGCGCCTCCAAGTAGGCGATCCGCTTTACATCATCCTCATTGCGCCTGTAAACAACACGCTCAACAGGCTTCTCAACTACCTTTTCAACCGTCACGGTGCGCTCAACCTCAACCTCAACAGTTCTAACGCTGCTTCGCGCTTTCTCTAGCTGAGAATGAAGTGTAATGCGTGCTTTCTGCTCTGCCTTAAAGTCCGCCTTTAGCTGAAAGACGCGAGCCGACAAATCTTTAACCTGAGCCTTAAGCTGTGCTTTCGTTAGATCAGCCATCATTGCCTCCAAGTGGATACGGTGGCGACCAGACCGGCAGGGCGTCAACTTGCTCCTGTGACAGGCCAATCAATTCCGCAAATTTTCCAAGCATGGGCAGCGCCCTATGGACAACAACGCCGCCTCGCGCTTCCCACCGAATACGCCATTTCTCACCAACGCTTGCGCTCTTAGCTTCAGCATCAGAGAAAAGGCCAACGTCAATAAGGTGGTCTTGTAGATCCAGCATCTTGCAAACGGCTTTTGCGCGCCAATCCGACAATATTTCCTCGTCAGTTGGTGGCGTAGGCGGAACGTAAGGCGCAATGTCGCCAAGAGACCCAGACACAGCAAGCGCCCACATGTCCCTGTCAGTCGGCTCAATGATCTTAACAGAGCCGTCCTCACGCTCTGCGCTAATCATGTCCTCAGCCATATATTTTAGCTTACGAAACATCGTTGCCCTCCACCGGAAGATCAATTGGGCCTGGCCAAAGGTTTTCGCCGTTAGTTCTGATTTGCGCTGTGTAAATGCGTGACACTCCGTCCTCACCTTGGCAAATGATTGTGTCTCCTGGGATAACATCCACATCAACGTTTTGAGCGCCGCCAGATCCGAGCGTTGTTTCCGTCCCGTTTCTCAGGCGCGCAATTCTTGTGTTATTGCCACCTGAACCAAGAGTAGTCACGACATTAACCGTCCCAATCTGTAGAATTCCAAACCGAAGAATATCTAAGTCGTTTGATGTGCCACCCGTGAATGTCGCGGTGTTCTGTGACCTAACTTGCGTTCCTGTAGCAAGCCGCTCAAGTGACTTAATGACACTGCGAGGCGCTCCCGCCGCGCCCTCTGTAATGGCAACAGGGTTATCAAGCGCCGCTGTGCCAAACTCCGAAGTTACCGGATCATTTGGTGAGGTGCCTATTGTTGAGGGGTCTGTATAAGTTGCCATCTGCCTACCTAAAAGAACACATAGGGTTCAGTTCCGTCAGGGAATTGTAACGTAACTTCATCAACAAAGTAAGTCCCCTGCGCTTTCTGCGCATCCGTAGAAGACCCGTAAACCGGCCTGCTGTTCTCTGTAAAGAACCCGTAACGCTTGAGGAACTGATACGTTTGCGCTTTAGCTCTGAGTTTATGCCCTGGCACCATCTCTTCGATTGATGTGATTTGCATCTGAGAAGGTAGGCTATTTCCCGTTTCATCAACCAACAACCGGCTTTGCACGGTGACGGGGCTGGCAACCTCAACGCTGTTGACATCCTTAACGTCAAACTCAAACACAATCTGCTGCGGCGTGTCTCTGTACCGGTTCAGAATGCGCGCAGATGCTGGGTTAGCAGCCGCATAGCTGCCGTCATTCCCAAGCCATCGCGTAAAGACCTCATAGGCTTGTGATTGGTCGTATTCCTGCGGCCCCTCTGCTGAAGCATCAATAGGAACAGAAACGTTTCTAAAGTTAGCGCCATCCGTAACGCTTGCGGTGTAGTCAATCACACCATGATAGAAGAACACCCGCGAAAGCCTTTGGTCATAGAGGTCTGATATTTTTGCAGTGTCCTCAATGATTGTCGCGGCGTCTGACAGGTCTGGCGCGGTTTCCCCAACATCAAGCGGGCGGTTGGCGCGCATTTTGATTTCTTGCGCCACATCATCCCACCACCACATGACGCCAAACTGTGAAAGCTCAGACAGCAGTTTTGTCACGCCGGTTGGCTTTGTAATAATCGTGTCCAGAACATAACCAGACAGCCACCTTAGCCCCTCGCTCTGCCATGCTGGCAAGTCAATGAATGACGGGTCAATGCCTGCAAAGTTCACAAACAAATCATAGGCCACATCTTCAATGCGCTCTGCATCCGCAACATAACATAGCTGGAATGTGTCGTCTGTGCTGTGGGCGGATGCGTCGGAGCCGCCCTGCGCCCTTGCCGTAAGCGTGATTGTGTCGCTAGATCTGGTGAAGTTAACAATCTCAGATCCAATCACAGCCGTTCCGCTCGCTGGGTATTCGCTGCCAATTGTGGCTGGGGTTAGGTCAAACGAAGGCAGGCCGGTTTCTGCAATATCGCTAGCAAGTCGCCCCTCGCTAGGCTCTGGGCATTGGGATTTCTTATCTCGCGCCAAGTCCAGAACATCGGACGCCGTGATTGTGACATTTCCAGCCGCATCAGGACCGCTCCACTCCGTCACGACATAGTTGCGCGTGCGCATGGAGGCTAGGCTTTCGCCCACGTACCCCTCCTTCACACGCAAAGCACGGCCAATATAATACGGGAAGCGGCGACGCAGTTTTGCAAAGAAGGTGCCGCGATCAATCGGGTTATACCCGCCCTCGTCCGTCTGCGCCGTACCGTCTACGCGCTCGCTTTGATAGCGGTCAAACCAAATGTCACTGTCTGCAAAGTCTTTGAGCTTGACTTGAATCCGTGCGCGCTTGCCTAGGCTTCCAAGCCGGTCATTCACGCCGCCTAGGTTAATCTCTGTCGGATTGGTGCTAACGGATTGCAGCGCGGGATAAATTCGATCCTTGCGTTCAAAGCCGTTCTGGTTTTTGGCAAATCGCAAAGTTTCCGTTGATGTGGTGAAGTTGCCTTGATCCTGGCAGCCAAAAAAGCAGTTATAGCACTTGCGCACACCGGTTGTGCCGAGAACAGCCGTGCAAGGGCTGCTGCCGTAGGTCAGGGAACACCGCTCAATGTCAAATTCAACAATTTGCAGAAGCTCACGTGTCATCATACAACCTCAGACCCATTCCAAACGCCATCAAGTCTTTAGGGCCATCGTTGCTAGGTGAGATGGTGTTTCCCTCGCGCCAGCCGTAGAAAATATCCTCTGTGTACTTTGTTGGACGCCATGCCCAGAAAAAGCCCTTTCCGTCATTGTGGTGACGCATAAACCCTTTGAAGTCTGCACCGCGAATAAACGTTGGATCAACATACGTGATCGAAGCCTCAAAGCTTGACCCTTGGCGCGTAACAGCCGCCCCAAGAAGGTTTCCACCCTGAGATACGTTTGATTGCAGCATCACGTTTGTCGGTGTGATTGGTGGCCGGTAGCCTTGATACAAGCGCTGCGGAATGGTTAGTGCGTTACCCCAGAAGGCAACAGCAACCTCAACGTCAGAGCTTGCGAAGTTGACAAACACGCGCCAGTAATCCGACGAAAAGTCATCAAAGTAAAACAAGATGGCCCTGTCATCAGTTGGCGCAACCACGCCCGCGCCTGCATCGACCCATGAGCCGCCGCTGTCTGTGCTGTATTGAACACGAACCTGCGCCCCAATTGTGCCTATGTTGTGCGCGGCAATAGCAATGCAGTTCAGGCTCTGAGCAGAAGGCAAGACAAGCTGCAACGCCGCTTCATTAGCGCCAGACGGGGTGGCAATCCATGCGTCATAAGTGGTCCCTGTCGCTGATAGCGCTGCGCTCTCCACCTCTGTGCCAATGCTGGTTGATAGGGTGCCAGAAGATGCCGCAACGCTATCCCAAAACACAATGGGGTTGTTGCTTTCGCCTGCTGCTGCAAGGTCTGCCGCTTTTGTTGGGTCAAATACAATCATGCAAACGCCACCCTTATCCCTCTGTCCCCTGCCTCGTCCTGAAGTCGATCAAAGAGGCTTTCAAGGTTAGCGCCGCTTATCATTTCGTCGGCGCTAAGGCCGCTTAAACGGACGTCAAGAGGCGCTGGCGCAGCCGGAGAGGAAGCAGCCGCACCAGCGCCAGCACCAGCGGCACCGCCGCCAGTTCCACCAGTGCCGACGCTTCGGATGGCGCTTACCGCCCCCAAACCAGCGCCAAGCACCTGAACCGCAGAAGCAACCCGTGCAAACCATGGCAATGCAGGGTCAGCCAAGACGCGGTTATGCGCAGACCATGCGTCAATCAACGCCTGAGATGCCGCAAAAGCCTTTCCAAGCTTCAAAAGCCGCTCATTGCTTGAACCCGTAAGGCTGGCAAGGTCCGTAAAGTAAGAACCCCAAGCCCCTAGCTTCCCACTCAAACTGTCTTGAGTAAGACCAGAAATGCGCTCCAAGTGCTCCCTGATACGTTTTTCCTGGTCTGACAACTTTTCGTCAAGAGACTTCCCCTCGCCGTCTTCCCCAACACCTAGAAGGTTTGGCAAGGTGATGCCGTCCTCTTTCATTTGAGCCATTAGATCACGGATTCTTTGGATGCTCTCAAACGGAGCATCAAGCGACTGCTGCAACCCCCCCGCCGTTTCGTAAAGCGCAACTTGCTGCTCAACTATTTGATCCAAAGCGTCACTTACGGAACTAATCGCCGCCGCAGCGTTTCCACCCTCAAGCCCCATAAACGCAGGGGCGCGGGCTGCAATTCCGTCCAAGAAATTCGCAAATGCAACCTGCATGTGACCTAGGCCATTGACCCACGCAAATTGAATTTCACTGATAACAATCTGAAAGTTTGTCTTTAGTAGCTTGACGCTCATTCCGATACGCTCAAACGCTTCCCGCCCAACATCCACAATGAGAGATAGGGCCGCCCCAAATCCACCCGCAGCCTGCGAAAGTCTCGTAAACTGAAACACAAGCTCCCCAACCCCAACAATTAGCGCGCCGATTCCGGTTCGTATAAGTGCGCCGCGCAAGAAAAGAAGAGCAGAGGAAAGGCTAAACGTTGCAACTTTTGCAGCAACAAATGCAACAACCCACTTGCCCGCAAAAAAAGCCGCAGCGGTTGCGCCAATAGTTAAAATTCTATCAATGTTGTTGATTAGAACACTACCCATCTCAGAGGCAAAGCCCGCCACGGTTTGCATGGCCGCACCAATTGAACGCATAGCAGGGGCAAGCGTTCCGAAAAGCCCCTCAAGATCCGAAAACTCAACATTCATTTCACGAAGAGATGTTGTGAGGGGGGCGGCGATAGCAACCACCGCGCCCATTACTGCACCAAGCACACCAAACCCACCAAGAAGCTGCGGAAGCTGCATTGCTAGCGCGCGACTTGCTTGCGTGCCTGCCCCAACTTGAACGGCAAAATCCCCGACTTGAAAAGCGGCGTTTTGAATGCCACGCTGCATTCCAGAAGATCGCGTTTCGATTTGCCTAAACGCTCGCCCCATTTGTTTGGTTCTGTCAGCCGCGCGATCAGCCGCGCGGCCCGTTTGGCGCATTTCATCCTGCACGCGATCAAGGCCAGCCTCGGCCTCCCTGGTGTCGGCCCCTACCTTTACTCTAATTTCAGGAAGCGCCATTTTCAGCCCACCATTCTTCGTCAGTCATATCCATTGCATCAACCATAGCGTCAACATCTGCGTTTGTCAGCTTTCCAGCGTGTTCACTTGGCCTATTCATGTCCAGCAATGTCAAAACCTCCGGCAATGTCATCTCCCAGAAGTCAGACGGCGAAATGCCTATGCTAAACGCCGCCCGATAAAGTCCGGTCCAGTTTATTCCTTGGACTTCGCCTTGCTGGGCTTTTGCTTTTTTGCTGGCGCATCGACTGGGCTGATCGCCACAACAAGAGCCTCTGTCATTGCCGCAAAAACCTTTCCTTCATTGCTCATCAAGTCGCCCATCAGATCAACATACATTTGGTCTTCGTCAACTTTTTCCGCGCCCCCTGCTTTCAGGAACTCAGAGACAACAAATGCCACCTCTGAGACTGGCGGCTTTGCGCTGCCGATGCGGGCGATCATGTCGGTCAATGAAGAGGGGGAAAGCTCCCCTTCAATTTTGCGCAGAAGCCGGTTGCTTGGGGTTACAGTGTACGACTTGCCGTCATACTCCATCTCAATATCACGAAAAACGCCCATTTAGTTTCCTCTCCTATTTGGGGGTTACGCGGAAGTGTAAGTCACTGTTCCGCTGGATTGAATGTTGGCTGTGAACGTGGTTGGGTCCGTGCCTTCCGCGCCGCTCGCATCGAAGTTTGCAAGATACCAACTGCCGGTGAAAGTGCCAAAGCCCGCAGCGTCAATCTCAAAATCGTAAAGAGATGTTTGTGTTGGGTCTGCCGCCAAAGCTAACAGCGTGTCATCTTTCAGCACGCCCTCAACGCTGGCGTCAATTGAGAATGTGCCAGTTTCCGCAAGCATGGTGCGGACGCCCGCATCGTCCTTGTCGGTAATGTCGATTCCTTCACGATTGATTGTGAAGTTGTCAGTGCGTGCGCCCGCGATGACTGCCGCGCCGCTGCCGCTGTCGTATTTGATGCGCAAAGCGCGTCCTGGTTTAGCCGCCATTGGTCAGCCCTTTCGCGGTCATGTGATTTCATCATAAACCACGCGCGCCATGACCATTCCGCGCTTGGTTTGTCCGTCAGGGTCTTTGCTAAATGTCTGGCTTTCGATCCGCGTCAACACATGATCAGCGCCCGTAATGTTTAGCGACCCTTTTTGCAGTAAGTCATAAATCGCGCCTGCAATTTCCTTCACTTCTATCAGATTGTTTTGCCGCGACCAAATGTCTAATTGACAAAGTGCGCTAGCGCCGTTGTCGGTCTTGGTGTCAAACGGTGACAGGTTGTCTTGGCCGATCACAACATACGGGAAATTGCTGTCACTCTCTGGCAGGTCAGGTTGTTGCACATCTGCATAAACGCCAGTGATAAGCGCCATCAGGGGGGCGTTTCCGGTTAGGGCGTCGTATAGGGCGCGCTGTAGATTGTCTGCGTTCATCGGATTTCACCTGCAATTGCGCGCTCAATATCTGCATAGAAAGGCTGTTTTGCGCTCTCCACTTCCGGCGTCCACGCTGGGCGCGGTGCCATCTTGAACGTCCCCCACTCAAGAAACGCCGCGTAAGCCAACCTCGACCCAACAACAGCCGAAAACTGACCTGCGCGCTCATGATAGATAGAGCCAAGCAACACGCCTGTGTCTGGGGCTGGCGGCTCACCTGGCGCGGATGCCCTATGCACAACGCTCCGGCGTTTGTATGTGCGCCCTGTGGCTGGCCCTTGCTGCATCCGTAGCTTTACGCCCGCCTCAATCTCCGCAGCGGTCTCTAGGACCACGTTAGAAACCGCCTGCTGAATGTCATCAGACAAATCATCAAGCGCCACCTGCAACGCCTTTTCGCCCTCTAGCTTGATGCTTAACCGCGTCATGTCGGCACACCTTCGCCAAGGTCCAGCACCGTCCAAGCGTTGCGCTTCTGCACATCGTTGACGAATGAGATGTTATAAGCTCGCCCATCGATCAAAACGCGGTCTGTCGCGTAAAGCTGCCCCCAATAGGCAATGAGAAGACGCCACTTGCTTTCGGCGTTCAGCCGGTCAGCGTTCCAGCGTTCGTTGCCGCTCATTGCCGCAATGCCGCCGTCAACAACAGCCAAGTTTGCCCAGGCTTCGGTATATCCGCCCGCGCCGTCGCTTGTCTTCACTGCCCGCTGTAGCGTCACGCTCTTCCACAACAGGTCAGCCTCTGACGCAAGGTGGACATGGTATAGCCCCTGCGCCTTCACAATGTCCCGCGTTGCCATGACGTAATAGGTGACGCCGCTGGTGGTCAGTTCGTCGCCTTCAATCGGCCATGTGGTGAAGCCTTCCAGATATGCGCTTTCAACGCGCTGCTCCGGCGTCGGGCTTGGGTATCCCTTTGGGGCTTTCTCCATGTCAAAGACAATTCTGCCAGTTTCCGCGCCAACCGTTGCCGCCTGTATGGCGTCGGTGATTTTCGCTTGAACCGCGTCATATGCCTTTTGGGCAATGTCGTTGACCGTGGTTGCCATTAGCCGCGCTCCATACGCACTTGCAGACCATTCGCGCCAGCCGCAAGGTAGGGCCGCAGAAGGTCATTTACCGCCGTGTAATTGCTCATAGAACGCGGGTTAAACGGTGCGCCGCCGCTGCCGTATTGCGTCTCCGTCTCAACTGGCCCAGCCTTTGAGCGCTCGCCCGTCACTGGCCCCTTTGCGCCCTCTGTCGCATTGGCAAACGGGTCTGCGCCCTCCTGAATGTCAAACGCAAGCTCTGCCTGGGCATCCTTGAAGTCCTGCGGAACAACATTGCTGGCAACAGTAAAGCCCTTGATTTTTTTAGTCCATTCGCGCGGCAAGCAAGTGGCCTGACCCTGCTCAACTGGCGTGCCGTTGAAGCTGTAGCGCGTCGAGATTGCCCGCTGCGCTTTGATGAGGTTGGTTTCCTTATCTTGCTCCGTGCCTGTCGCCGCCTTACCGTAGAGGGCCAAGTAGGTTTCCCACTCGGCCACGGTGATGAAGCTGTTTGCGTTTGCAACGATTGTGCCGTCTTCGATAATCAGCGCCATTACTTCTTGCCCTTGCGCGGTTTAGCCTTGGCGGCCTTTTTCGCCGCAGCTTTGCCCTTTTTGGTATACGGGTATTTCTTACCTTTGACTGTTGGCATTTTGGCCCCCTTATGGCGCGTCGGTCACAATGTCTGCTGCCGTCATGTTATACATTACAAAGGTCGCAGTTCCTACATTGTCTTGAATGTTTGGATAAGTGTCGCCGTCCCCCATGCGCCACCAGTGATCCGGCGGGGTTCCAAGTGTGCTTAGATCAAACGGTGTTCCGCTGTTGTAGATGCTGGCAACGTTGGCCGACTGATCAGACCCCCACACGGCAAACTCATCAACGCGGCAATTGTCGCGCATGTAGGTTCCCGAAGAATACCGGCCAATCCGCAGATTGTCTGCGTCAATGCCGCTTGACCAGCCATAGTTTGAATTACTCCAAGTGCCGCCGCTGGTTACGTCTACCCCGTCAACGTAAACGGTGAAGCGCCCGTAATAATCATTGATTGAGCCGCTAGAGCTTCCCGTTGTGCCGCCATCATAGCAGACCATGACGTGCGTCCAAGTTCCCGAAGGCAGCAAGTTGTTTGCGCCATTCCATTGAAGATTGTTGTTGTTTGACCCATACCGAAAGCGCAGGCTGTCGTTTGCGCCAAGATAACGCAAATACAAGTGACCCCCGTTGGCAGTATCAAAATCCCCAAAGTAGAAAATGGTTTGCGAGTTGTTGTTGCTTGTGCCGCCCTTAAACCAAAAGTGAATGGTCCACGCATCGCCGCTGCCGGACCCATTGCCAGAACGCCCAAGCTCCGCATCAAGAAGTGCCGCATTTGCGCCAAGATAGTCCTGATTGTTGAAGTTGACGCTTTTGGTGTTGGAGAACGGCGGCGCAGAAACGACAAGAGCAACGGTTTCACTGTCTTGTCCAAAGTAGTTGATGGCCGTCGCCGTGATGTTGTAGGTCGCAGGTGACAAGCCAGACCCACCGATCAGCTTGCGCACGTTCCCTTCAACCGTTGTGACGCCGCTTGGTAGGTTTTGCCACTCATAGCCCACGCCGCCTGTCGCTGTCAGTTCGTAATTCAGCGTGTCGCCTTCGGTCAAGTTGACAGTCAGTGATGAGGTGATGACAGGCGCAACGCCAGATGGATCTCCCGCTACGGAAAACAGAGTGTTAAGCGCGTTGACCACCGATTGCACGTCAGCGCCATAAACTTGGTCATTTTCATCCACCACGTCAGCCGCTTCCAGATTGGACAAAAGCAGGTTGTCGCGCGACTTATCGCGGATGCGAAACACTGTGTCTGACGGGCTGTCTGTGACCGCTTGCAGGTTGTTGAGAAACTGCGCCCCGTTGTTGTCTTCAACAAAGATGGCATTTGCCGCGTCATCCCGATAAATCTTGACCGTCATCGCTTATAAACCTTTACAGCCATGCCCGCATTTACAACGGAGCCGCTTGCGCTCAGTTTGACTTGCAGAAAAATGGGGTTGTCGATTGTGTTGCTGTCGCCCGCGTAGATGTAAAGCGCATTAGTTCCGCGCCGATATTCAATCCCCGCGCCCAAGTCCAATCGACCAAAAGACGTGGGCAACGTGTACTGACTCGCGCCAGCGCCAAGAAGGAAACGAAATTCAAGGTCTGCGTTGTTGCTGTCAGGCGTTACCGTAAAGTCTGGGCGGACGAAAATATCCGAATATTGCGTCAGTTCAGATATGTCCAGCGCTCCGGTTGTGTCGTCCAATAGCGTTGTCACGCCGTTGGGCAGGTTCTCTTGCGAAAACGTGCCAAGCCCGTCATTTGGCAGCGTGGTCCATGTGTCGGCAACCAGCGCCAGGGGCGTTGTGGCGGTTGACGTGTCGTTGTAGTCGGCAAGGCCAAAGTGCGCGTCAAGAGCGCCAACCCCGTCAATATCAGCCCCGCCAGTTCTGCCCATATAACTACGCATGGCTGACAAAAACCTCAATTTGTTGGTTGGCATACACCCACACGCGATTAGCGCCTGTCACGCCCGCAAAGCCAGAAGACAGAGAAAGGCCAAACTCGCCCGTTCCTGCCGTATAAAGCACGCCCTCAACGCCGGTTGGCTGAACACTTCCAGCCGTGCCTTGCACCTGCATGGGAATGGATGCGCTTTTATTCTGGAACGTGATGCTTGAAACATCACTGTTAGTGATTTCCGTCCATGTCTTCGCCGGAATGATCAAATCCTCGGATCTAGCCATGATCAGTCCTCCGCGCGTTTAGGCGCTGCCTTTTTGCGGCGGCGCTTTGGCTTGTCATCTGCGGGCTTGTCTGCCGGTGCAAAGCGGGCATCAAGGATTTTAAAACCCTGCGCGCGTAACTCGGCCTTGCGCTCTGGGGTTACGGGGTGCGGTTCATATGCAATCTTCATATCAGACCTCCAAAGCAACTTGTGAAAGGGGCCAGCTTGCCAGCCCCTCCAGAAATTGCTTACAGATCAGCATCCGCCACCGCGATAACACCAGCGGTGTGCTTGACGTCAGTCATGACCTGATCCCAGTTGCTGCCGGTGGCAAGCTCGGCATCAGTCGGAGACTTCCCGCCGTTGGTTTCGTCCCAAGAGTAGCCCTTGAGGCCCAAGCCAAAGGTGTAGTCAACCTGCATTGTGGTTTCAATGCGCTCGTTGCCGTTGGTGGTTTCGATGTTCGAAATCACGTCAGACGTGTTGTTGACCATCGCGCCGCCCTGAACCAAGCCAAGAACCTTGACCTTGTTAGGGGTTCCAGCTTCGCGCAGTGCAGGCGCGTCGGTGACAATCACGGCTTTGCCCAGAATGTCCACGATAAGGATCGAGCCATATTCAAACAGGCGGCCAGTGTTGGTGATGTTCTGATCAACCAGCTTGTGATAGGCCGCGCCATCCATAACGTCAGCGACGATCAGGCTGGAACTATCGCCAAACTTCGCGTGCGCGTTGTTGATAGCGTTGTAAGTCAGGCCAGCGGATGCGGAAACATCGTTGGTAGCGGAAGCGTTGTTTTCAATCGCGGCAACCGCAGAAGCAATGGCGCTGTTCAGTTGGTCTTGCAGCAGGATTTTTGCAAACGCCTCAGAAGCGGCGGCAATGCCTTCCTGAGTTGGGCGTTGCAGCCATGTCATCTGTGATGGCTCATAGAGAACCGGACCAAAGCCACCCGCAACCTTTACGGTGCTGAACTGCGCTTCCGTCAGCGCGGTTGGAGTGACAGCACCATTGGCTGCGTAGCGGTCAACGCGACGTTTGGCCGCTGACAAAGTCTGGAAAAAAGACTCACGCGCAAAGTCGCCGGTGAAGCCGTCAGTTGCCAGAGTGATTGCGCCGCCGGAAGCCGCGTTAAACTTGTCCACCTCTTGGGCCACAAGTTCGATTGTGCCAGGCATCACGTAATCGTTGAAAACCTGCATTTGAGAAAGAGACATTTTGTCACCTCATAGCTGTTGCAAGCGATGCCTGCGTTAATTCTTTGGGAGATCGGAGAAGCCTGGAATCTTTGCAGCAAGCGCCCCGAATTGCCCATCCGGTTTGGCCGCGTTTCCGCCGCCCGTCGCTGGGGTCTTTCCGCCGCCCCCTTTGCCTTTGTCCGTGAGGAGTTCAGGCATTGCCGCTGCAAGCTCTTTCGCCAAGTCGCCAAGAGTGGCAAAACCATCGGCCCCCGTGCCTGCTTGGGGTGTTCCTGCTTCGGATAATACACGCGCCTGCCCGCTTTCGTCAAGATTGACGCGCCCCATACCAGACACAGACAGCATTTCCGCAACTTTAGCCGGAAAGCCTGCCGCCTGCATCTCTGATTGAAGCGTTGCTTTTGCCGCGCTCATCTTCATTTGTGTGATTTCGCCACGCGCCGCACTCAGCGCCTTTTCGTGGTCTGCTTTGATCTGGGCAATAATTGCCTCGTGATCCGTCTGCGCCTCTTTGCCCGCTTTCTTTGGGGCTGCTTTCAGCGCCTCAATCGCGGCGTCAAGTTCGCCCGCATCATCCACGCCCAGCGCGCTAGTAATGCGCTCAACCGTTTTCCGGCGGCGCTGCGCCTCGGTTGCGTTGTCAACGGCCTTTTGGTTCACTTCCGCAAAGCGATCCGCGCTAACTGCGCCCTCCACGTCGAGAACAAACCCGCCGCTTTCGGCTTCCTTGTAAAGGGGTTTAACCGCTTCATCGACACCTTCCAGATTGTCCAATGAGTATTTGATAGCCATGTTGGCTCCTTCGCTGCCCTGAAAACGGCGGGCCGCCCGCTGGGGATTATCCCCGTTACCACTTCACTTTGTTGGCCCAGTACGCCGCAGACATCTTGCCCTTGGCGATATTCTTAGAATGCCTTGCCTTGAAGCTCTTGCGGCGCTTCTTAGCGGCCTCGCTCTCGCCCTTCTTTGCGGGGGAGCCTTTGACGCCCTGCTGACCAAAGCGGATGATTTTTTCCTTACCACCAGAGCACGCCTTGACTACATGGGATTTTGTCGGGTGCTTTGGTGTGCGCTTGGGTGTGTTGCACTTCATCTTTGACTTATCAATTCGGGCCATTGGTCAAACTCCTGCGTCAATCTCTATCTGTGACCGATTCAACGGCCTCGCTTACGCTGTCATCACCAAACGTTTCCGCCCAGGCTTCGGCGTCCTTGGCCTTTAGCTGCTCAAGCGTTAGCTCTGCGCCTGCACGATTGACGAACCGGTCAACGGTCAACTCGCCCTTGCGGAATAGCCGCCCCTTGGTTTTGCCTAGAATGTCATCCTGAACAGACGCAGATTGCGCCTTGAGCCAGCCGTTATAGGTCTGCCGCCGCTCAAGTCGTGCGCGGTTGCGGTTTGTCACAGGAACGCGGGTGCTTCGACAAGCAATATGTTGCGGGGGCTTTGGCCCTTTGCCCCGGTCATAAAAGTTCCCGTCAAGCGACCTACACCGGGGCGTTGTGCGTGTGTCCAGCACTGCAACGTATTGCTCCCACCTGATAGTTGGGTTTTCGGCGTAAGTCCTATCTCGGGCCACCGTTGCCGTGTGGTTAAACGCAGTCCGCACCATGGCCTCTGCCCCGCGCGCTGATGTCTGCAAAATCCCTGTCTGTGATCTTGTGCCGCGAAGTTGTCTGGCAACCTCAATTGCCCCTAATCCGTCCTCATAGCCTTGGCGCACAGCCTCACGCACACGCCGCGCCGTACCTTCCGGCAATCCGCGATACCAGTCACGCAAGAGCCTGCCCTGAAATGGCCGCGCATACATTGCCGCCCAAATGTCAGCATCAGAGGCAACTCCTAAATTGCCCTGAATAAGCCCTGTCCGCTCAAGCATGTCTGCCTGCCAGCCACCTTCATACGCACCGAAGTCGCGCAATGTCTGGTCAATATCCTCGATCACAGGCTCATAGCCAGACCGAATCATGCGGTTAAGCTCTGCAAGGAGTGCTTGCAGTTCTCGGCGGGTTAGGTTCTCAAGGTCCGACGCAGCAACCGTGGTGAAGATCTGATTGCCAAGAGGGCGCAGAAGGTCCAGAACCTCCCGCACCGCACGGACTTTCATTCTCTCGATGTAAACGCTGTGGCGCGTTACTGCATCAAACGGAGTTGTCATCGCTTACCACTGGCTGTGTCGGCGCGGCAGGCTCGTTAAACATATCGCCACCTTCCTCAACGATTAAATCCGCCTCATCATCCGCGTCAACATCCTCATCTAGAACGCCACGGCGGCGGGCCTCAGCAATATAGGTTCGCTTGCTGATAACGCTTTGAATATACATATCGCGCACCTGATCCATGCTTAGATGATTTAGCGCGGCATATTCCTTGTTGACGAACACGTCAGTGTCAGCGTCAGGCGTTCCAGCAAGTTCGGCCATCCACCCCATGCAGGTTTCCAGCGTGTCCTTGAGGTTGTCGGCGTAGATAGAAAGGCGGCTGTTTTGCTTCTGCTCGTCAATCGCGTCGCCGGTTGCCGTGTTGCCGCCCGTCTTGGAAATGACAAGCTGCAAGCCCATTGCCTGCATCTGAAACTCAAGGTCTTTCAACTCAATGCGGGCTTTATCAATACCGCTGCCGCTGATTTCAACCCACTCCATGCCCGCCGTGTCGCTGTTTGCAGCGAATGCGTAGCCGGTGGATATAACAAGCTCGCCGGTTTCCTCGGCCTCAACACCCATGTTTTTGAGGAACAACAGCGGAGACAGTGACTTGTGAAGGCATGACGCCTTGTCAGACTGCAAGCGCCAGTGTGCGAGGTTGATTTCGGTCAGGTCTTGCAGCGGTGACGTTGCCACCATAAAGCCTGCGCGCTCGGTGTAGAACGGAGCAACCATGATTTGCGTTTGGTCTGTGGTGTATTCTTCCGCAAGCTCAAAGCCGGTGCCGTCTACGCGCCCCGTTGTCCGGTTTACTAGGCCGCCCTTGCTGCTTGTTGTGGTCCCGCGATAGAGGCGCACACGCACGCGACCTTCAACCAGATCCTGCACGCGGATTTGCAAAAGCGTTTCATCGCTAAACTCATCGCGGTCAGGGTCTTCGACTTCCTCATAATTGCGAAACTGTGTCAGCATGGGAGCATTGTTGATGTTTTCCCACTTCCAGCCTAGAACATCGTCAAGCGGCAAGAATGACATTGAAGGCCGCAGATTCATCGCCTGCGCCTGCCCCCGCGTAACCTCGCCATCGCGGCGCGGCGCATCAACCATGACAAAGCTCACACCGCGCAACATGCCTGCGTTGAAAACGTCATTCGCAAAGTTGGATAGGTCGCGCCCCTCAAGGTCGATGTTGCTTGTGAACTCGGACAGGGGGTTATCCTCAACCGACTTGAGCGCAACCGGCTGCTGAAACACTTTGCCCGCCGCATCCTCAACAAACTTGTTCACGCCATTGAACAGCGATGAGCTTTGCAGGCGCGCATTGTAGTCTTCTGCCGTTTCCTGCGGGAATTGAGGCAGGTATTTGGTCGCCTGCTTGCGCATGTGCGGGCCACCCATATCAACATCAACCACCCGCTGGCTTTCGTTGAGCATGTTTTGCACAGTCGTTGAAACGGTGCTGACGGAATAGGAGGATTGCGCCATGACCGGCCCCTTGTGATTTAACTTGCGACTTTATACCGCACTTGACAGGTTTTTCAAAGGCGCACCACAACCTTGCTTGCCGCTTTTCGCTTCATTAGCGGCACCAAGGCATAACGCAGGGCGTCAATGTAGTGGTTGTTCGCATCGACAATGACCGGCAGAATGTCACCTGACAGACGGTCAATCTTGAAACTGTATAGCCGAAACTCTCGCGCCACTTGCTGGCAATCTGGATGGATAACCACCTTTTCAAACGACTTGATAAATTCCACGCCATCCTCAACGCTACCAGCCCACTTCTTGACGCTCTCCATGCGTGGCAGGTAAGCCGCCGCCTTGTCGCCTTTCTGTGGTCGCTTGAGGTAGCTAATAGACTCAGGCCGCGCGCTGTCTGCTCTGGTTGCGTATTTCTCAAACTCTGGGATTGCACGGCATAGAAAGCCCGCTGTGTCGTCAAGCTCCAGCTTCACCTTGCCCGCCTCATTGCGGATATACAAAACGCGGTCCTTGATGTAGCACCGCACCGCCGCCGTAGGGTCTTGCGCAAAGCCAAAATCAAGCCCCTGATAAGGCCCGTCAAAGCTGCCATCTGGCTCGAACTCATCCACAACGAACTTTCCGCCAAACACTTGAGCCTCTGTCAGCGTCAGGAAAGCGCCCTCCCAAACGTGGTCATAAGTGTCTGGCCTCAGACGTTGGTCGTCTAGCCGCTCTGCCTCTAGGCCGCTCTGCTTCCACCATGGATTGTCCCGCCAGTTGATTGTGGTCACAATGCAGTTAGTTGGCGACGTCTCCACAAAGCGCTTATGCGTTGCGCTCTCTGGGCTTTCGGGGTTGTAGGTCAGCCAGTTTTCCAAATCCGTGCCGCCGCGAATAGTCGGGATTAGCTTGCGCCATGCCGGTTCGCTTACGCCTTCGGCTTCATCGGTCCAGTTTAGCAGGATGTTGGCTTTTGACTTAATGCTGTCCAGGTTATGCCGCAGACCAGCAAAGGCATAGGAGACACGCCGGTTCTTAGTCCTGACGTATTTCTCCCCAATGTCGTAATAGTCATTCAGCCAATCAACTGACTTGATGGCGGTCTTGATTTCCTCAAGGCTGCTTTCCTCAAGGCTGTTGAGGTGTTCACGGCTGGCAAGCAAAACACCTTCCCGCCCCGCTTCTGCGAACCTATAGCCGTATATGGCAGACATGAGCGCAGCGCCGCGCGTCTTACCTGATCCACGGCCACCTTTGAAAACGCGATGCTTGGCAGGCTGTAGAAAGTTGGCCTGCATTTTGGGCGGGAGCTTAATCTGTGCTTTGGTCATCCGGCACCGGCTCGGCCACCAGTTCAATCACGGTTGGCTTGGGTGCCATACTGCCATCATCTGAACGGTGATTAATGTCCTGACTGGGCGTGCCGTGCGCTCTGTCTTCGCTATCTTTGATGAGCTTTAATGTCGCCGGATTGAGTATCAACTCAAGATCCATTGCGCTCATTTGATCGCCGCCGACCTTATCCTGTAGGCAGGAAAGTGCTTTAAGCCTCAAGTTTGCCGCGATTTTGGCCGCTTCTACATTGGCCGCTTGCTCTTCCTTGCTGCGCCCTGACGGGTTGCCCGACTGACCCTTTTTAAATCGCGTTGCCGGTGACGGGTTAGGATTTCCCTTTGGCATATGCTATCCTTCTCGCTGGCTTTCGCCTATCGCTGCAAGCTGTTGCCTGCTTGGGTAGCATACACCTAAAAGGCTGGTCGCACAATGTTAGCTGGTCGTTTGCCTGCCCCAAGCTGGCTTAACGCCCACCCAGTGCTGGCTTGGGGTTACAAATGCTTTAGGGCGACCTCAATGGCCTTAGCCAGATTTGACCCATCATAAACAGTAAGTCCTGGTCCGTTAATTTGCGCCAATCGTTTCTGGGACTCGCGCCTGTCAATTTTTCCCTGTCGCCTCAGTGCGGCAAGCTTTTGCAAGGCAGCCGTCTTCTCTGCATCCTTTTCTTTGTGCGCCAAGAACCTTTCAAACTCTTTTTTGGCGTCATCCAAATTCATATCACCCCTCCTCCCTATCTAGTTCAGCAATGAGAGCGCGAGCAATCCGAACAGTTCTAGCCGCCAAATATTCAGCACCAAAAGACATTCCGAATGGTTCTGCTTGTTCGTTAGCCAGAAGCCCCTGCATCGCAGCGGTAGCAATGTGCTCTAGGCGGTCTTTGTCGCTTTGCGTATTCATCTCGTCTCTCCTATTTCAATGCGCTGAGAATGCGGCGTTCATAGTCGGCTTGGGCTGCGGTTTTGGCTTCTTTCAGGGTCTCATGGCGGCGCATTGTAGTGTATTCATTCACCCACAACTGTTCCGGCCCCCAAAATTTGATATTGTAGCGACTATCTGTTTCACACTTAGAACCTGCCGGATAATCAGACCACTCCAAAGGTTTTACAGTAGGTGCGGCGCGGGCGAGGTCTGCGCGGATGTATTCTGTATTTCCTACACCCAAATCAACTTTGTCAAAGTCATGCCCTTCTGGGTCTGCCCAAATCCGTTCCGGTGTATCCTCACTCATATCCGATGCCCCTTAAAAAGCCTACCTTTACGCTGAGACCAGCTAAGTTTGTGATAGCGTTGCCTGTCTTTAGGCTTGCTTCGTTTTTGCCAAAGTTTTTTGTTTTTGCGTCTGGGCGTGCACCTCTCAACCTCCTCACGCATTTTATCCGCAGTCGGGGTCAAGGGAAGTGGAGCGGGCGGCATGTTGTGACCAATTCCAGCAAGAGCCGCAGAAGCTGCCGCTGCAATAAGAAGCTTCCTCATGTGTCGTCTCCGATGACTTCGTGGACGTGGATTGCCTCAAATCCATCTTTCTCCATTGCTTTTGCCATTTCCTCATCATCCGTCCAATTCGGACCAATCAGCCACCATTCACGCGGCTCCTTGTGTTCCTTGGTTACGCGGAAGGCGACAACAGGAAAATCCCCACCCCAAGATACCGCACTTGCAGCCATTTCTGGAGTGTGATCTTTTGCCCCTCCTACCGGCAAAACCGCAACCATGCTTTTAGGGTGAACAGGGCATTCGCCGCCGGTCCATGGGTGCCAAAATCCGTCATTGTAGTTTGTGTCTGTCATGTGTTCTCTCCTTTTCCCAACTTGATACGCAGGCGCGCGGCTTCCCGAATTTTCTTCTTGCGGTCAGTCTCCAAGAAATCAATCAGCCTTTCGTTTTGCTTAATCTCATGTCGCAGCATTGCATTCGCGTGACTTAATTCAATAATGCGCGTCCGCAACACTGGTGTATCAAAAAAGCGCTTAATCGCTTCAATCATAACATCTCTCCTTTTACCTTACCCTACCACACCAGCACAGCAATTGCCTGTGGTGTGTTGTCGCAGGTGGGGGATTTGCTGAGAAAAGGCCAGGAAAGAAAAAGACCCCGCCGGAGAGAGCCAGCGAGGTCAAGTGATCAACAGGGAAGTTGAAAGCGTGAGGCAGTAAATGAGTAGTCACGCAGTGTTATTATCGCCGCGAGTGGCTTTGGCGTCAAGTGTTCTGTGTGTCTGGCGGGGTGTCTAGGGGCTTCCATGCGTCTGGAATACCAAAGATTGCGTTTCGGTGAGCGCACCACCATTCCCCATCTTCAGGGTCAAGGATGGCAATCCGATGCTCACCCAAGCATGAAACCAAAACAGGTTCATCCCTCGGCGCGTTCTCCATGTCTGTGCGCCATTCGTGGGCCTCTAGGGCGTCTGCTGCGTCTAGCAGGGCTGCGCCAATATCATCGTCATCAAGACCCTCTTGATAAATCTCTGCGCCAGACCGGCATCGTTTTATCAAATCCGCATTGCTCACCACTTCTTCCCCCCTGCTTGTGCGCGGTTCTCGCGCTTGTGGTCCGCTCTCTGGGCGTTGTATGCCCGCTTCTCTTCAATAATTTCCAGCAAAGGAATGCGCTTGTATTTGCAAAGAGTGATGATGCGGAATAACGCTACATCCATCCCCTTTACATAAACAGACCTCGCAACAATATCCAAACGCTCTAAGTCATTTCGCATCCTATCCCAAAACTGGCTCCAATACCCCGCACCATTACCATTTCGTGCTGCATCCTTAAAATTCAAATTGATTTCACACGCCCCCGCCAGATCAAGAATGCGTATCGCAGCGTCAGCAAGCTCAACGTCCAGCATTTTGCGGTGTGGCAGGTGGTCGTCCATCAAGTCCTTGCGCGCGCCCTCTGCGCCCTCTGCAAGCTCTGTGACAATCAACATGCGGGCGGTGTTGTAGCGGTCTTTGCGGTTGGGCCATTCGTCCCACCATCCCGCATCAACGTTTGCCTGGTGAATGCTTTGCGCTAGTGCGTTCCAGTCAGTCACTTACCCGCTCCATAGCTGCCTTGTAAAGGTCTTTGACCGCCTCTTGCTCGGCCACGTCGTTGGGGTCTTTTTTGCGCTCGCGGATGATTTCCTTAATCACCTTTACGTCATAGCCACGCCCCTTGAGTTCAGAAAACCGCTCCTTGATAAGCTCGGCTGTTTGCGCGCGCTCTGCCTCAAGCCCTTCAATAGCCTCAATGGCTGCTGTCAGTTCTGCACCGTTTGTCATTTTTCTCTCTCCCTTAGTAAAATGCGCTAAGAATAGCTGCGGTAGTCAAAGCCGCGCCAGTTCCCGCAATTGCTGCATCCTGTGCCGCCTTGGCGCCACGAAACCCGCGCTCAACGCATTGGGTGTATTCCGCGCTGCCCTTGGCATATCCGATTTGGTCACACTGCCCGTGCGCTTGCTGGATCATTTCCGCATCTGTGCAAGCTGCCAGGGTGGCCGCGCCGATGATTGCTGTGATTGTCTTATGCATTGTCGTATTCCTCAACTTTCGCCTTGATGATTGCCGCACCCTCTGCGGTAAGAGTGATTGTGTTTCCGTCCTTGGTGATAAAACCTGCCTTCCTTGCCAGAGACACCGCTGGCGCTGCCGATGCTTCGGAAAAGCCCATTGCGACCATTTCCGCCTTCACCTCGTCAATTGTAGAATGTTCGCCTTCGTCGCCGTATGGCGCAACAGCGCGGCGCACAGGTTCAAGCGTACCATTGCCCCAAGGCATTAGGCCGCGCAGCTTGTGAAAGTGAACCTCGTCTTGAAGCTCTTCGATCCGCGAATTGTCCTCCGGCGCGTCCTGCGATTGGCTTTCCTTGAGCGCCATCGCCTTTGCCATGTAGGGCGTGGACCCGCTCATGTCGTTGTTGTTTCGGTCTAGCACCATGTCAAACACGCTGCCCGCTGTGCTCTCATCCCATCCAAGCGTTTTGACGATGCTTGCGGGAATATAGACCCCATGGCCCCCCTGCGTCATACCAAACGCAAAAGATGGCACATTGTCCTGTTGGCTGCGGCCAACCTTAGTGACTGTAACTTGATTGTTCATGGCTTTCCTTTCGTGTGTTTATTTAATCTTAGCCCTGTCGGCTAAAAGAGAATGCGTCAGCTTTGGAAGGTTTTTGTGTACTCCCTCTCCTGAAATAGAAACTTGTTTGTCTTTGTGTTGAACCACGCCCAGCCGTATCGGTAGGGGCGGCGGATGATGTGGGGAGGGTGGGTCACGCTTCAAACCCGTCATCAAAGCCAAGGCCAGACGCGGCGGATTCGCAGTCGTCAGCGATGCAATACCCATCGCATTCTGCGTTATCATAAAAATGCATCGCATCAGGGCAATTCTCACGAATGACTTTTGCTGCAATGAAAAGCATTTCAGTTGCCCGTTCTAACTCTTTATTTTCCATATCTCTCTCCTTATGGGTTGGGCGCGTCCTGCGGCGAACCATATCATTCGCCCTCACTTCTGGCGGGTGCAAGATCCGCGCCCATGTAGATAGCCCCAACCGGATCATCCGGCAGTTTCCCCAAACAACGCGACTTTATGAAAAAAGAAGCTGGGGCTATCCGCAAAGAAGCGGTGTCACCGGCCAGCTTGCCAGCCGGTAACTTTGGCTTAGATACTGATCACCTCCTTGGGGTTCTGTATCATCGTGTTTCACTCACGTTGCCGTTATTGGCATGTTTAGATTAGCCCGATAGGCTGCTCGCCTCAATGCGGCGAGGTGTCGCAGTCTGGTTTCATGTAGATGTGAGATCCGCGCGGGCCGTTTTCGCGAATAAGAACGCCTTCCGCAATCAGCTTCTTGACGTACTTCAAAATATAAGACTTGCTGCCAGTAAAATTTGCGGTCAACTCGGAAAGGCTGGCGCTACCGTCTCCGATGTAATCCACAATATCGTCAAGCTTTCTTTTGACTTTCTGCTTGTGAGGGGTCAGGTGCTCCTCTGTACCTGTCTGTCTCGTCATCACCTCATGCACTTTGTATTTCTCCGCAAGCTGGGGGAACTTGAATGCGTTAGCCTCAAGGAATCGAATTTCCTCAAGGGTCAGCGCGCTCCCGTCAAGCGGCATGTGCGTGGCCTTGCGAACCTCAAACTCCTGGCCTGCGTATTTGTCGGGGTGTTGGGCGTTGGCTGTGAACTGTGATTGCAACAATGGTTCTCTCCTATTTGTGTCGTTTTGCGTGGCACGTTGCGCAAAGCCAATCGACTTCTAAGGGCTTAGAGTAGTCCTCGTGGTGGCCGTGTATTCGGCCTCCAGCGCCGCACTCTTGGCAGACGTCTGGCTTTTCCACATCACCGCGCTTAATGGCGCTTCCTAGCAAAACGTGCGCGGCCCTTTTTTCTGGGTTAGCCTCAAGCCACTTCTTGCGCGCCCTACCCATTGCGGCCTTTCCTGCATCGGTTTTTTGGTATCGCCTATGTCTTTGTTTTACCTTCGGGTCATTCTGGAACCTGTCAGCGTCGTATTTTCTGTAATACTCCGCGTTTTCCTTTCGGTTTTCCCGAACCTTTGCCTTGTGGCATTCCTTGCAGCGAGAAGTGACGCCCTTATAGAACTCCGACTTCTCGCTATCCGTTCCGCATATGTTGCATGTGTATGTCATACAGCAAGCATACGCGCTCAAAATGGTATGTTCAAGATATTCCGTTAGAACGGTATTTCCGAGTCATCCCCAAGGTCGGCATTGTTTCCAGCATACTGCGACTGCCCATATCCCCCGCCTTGTTCGTAGCCACCGCCCTGCTGGCCTACGTCGCCGCCTGCGCTGTCAAGCATGGTCAGCACGCCGTCAAAGCCCTGAAGCACAACCTCTGTGCTGTAGCGGTCTTGCCCGCTCTGGTCCTGCCATTTGCGGGTTTGCAATTTGCCTTCGATGTAAACCTTGGAGCCTTTGCGCAGATACTGCTCTGCGATGCGCACAAGGTGTTCATTGAAAATCGCCACCGATACCCATTCTGTGCGCTCTTTTCGCTCACCCGAACTCTTGTCCTTCCATTTCTCGGTGCAGGCAATTCGCAGATTGCAAACCTTGCCCCCATTCTGAAAGCTTCGAACCTCTGGGTCGCGCCCTAAGTGGCCAATGAACAGGCATTTATTCAACATCTCGTGTGTTCCTTGTGTTTGTGGTGTGGGGGTTAGGTGGATTACTCCACCAAGTCCGCCTCTTCCTTGTAAAAGTCACCCAGATCAAGCCCTTTCGAACATTGGTGACACAGAGACGCATGTGGTGGGTTTTCATTCAAAGCCATATCAATTGCAGCGCCTTCGGTTTCCGCCTCAAACTCGCCAAGGCAAACTGATGCCGTCGCCAGTGAATAAATTCGATACTTCGGCACAATCTCTCTCCTTCGTGTGTGGCCCTATACTGGGCGGTTTGTGGTTGCTGGGGAATGCGGCAGGGTGTCGCGCCCCTATGTGTGTTGCGCCAGTGTGGCGTTGGGTGCTGGTCGCGTGTGTCGCGGTCCTGATTTGCAAAGCATAATCCTAACAGCCCCAATCGGTTTCTTAGCCTGTATCGCTCGCCGCATTTGGGCAATCTCTTGCGCATACTCAGGGTCTTTTTTAATGCGCTTTTTGACCTGAGAAATGCTGTGAATGACCGTTGTGTGATCTCGGTTGATATGTTCACCAATTAACGTGACGCTGCAATCCGTTAGCTCCCTTGCTAAAAAGGTGAACTCCTGTCTGGGGTAAACGAAGTCCCTCGTGCGCTTATATCCCTGCATTCGCGTAATGGATAAATCGCGAAACCTGCTAACCTCTGAAATGACGTCATCCAGCTTTATCACAGCACTCCTACCTTTCTGCATTCGTCTTCTGTCACAAGGCCATCTGCAATGAGAGTGCGGGCCTTGGTGGGGGTTATGTTTGTGCAGAGAAAGCGCTTGCCCGACTTGATGTTTTTAGCTGCCATCTGGCGCGGATCGTATGCGGCCTTTTCCTGACGGCGCTTCATCTTCTCAGCAATCACTTCCTCTTCATAGTGACCGCCGTTTAGAAACGTGGACACATGCAAGCCCAGCGCGCCGAAACGCTCCTCTGGCGTTAGCGTGTAGAACACGGGCGCGCGCTCTGCGGCTAGGGACTGCTCCTGCGGTGTGAGCTTGCGCCACGCCTTCTCTGCGTTCTTCTTGCTGCCCTTGGTTACGCCCTTGCTGGGGATGCTGGCCCAGAACTCTGCAAAGGTGGTGTCAGGCTCTTGCTGGTCTGGCATTGGCTGCCCACATGTTGGACATGTGCATTGAAAGAGGTCATTCATTTCCAAAGCACCACTTCTCTATGGATTCATCCCTCTCTGACACCATTTGCTTGTGGTAATCTTCGTCAAAAGCACTCATCAAAAAATCATGCAAAAGCAAATTTTCGGAAATAGAATAACCGCTCTTCATGCTTTGCAACTTATCCAAAACGTGCCCTCTTGAAGATTTGGTGCCGTCATTGAATGCTGCTGACACCGCCCACTGTGGAACAATTTGCAACTCACTCACAATCTCTCTCCTTCGTTACTCTCTCCCCATCCTGCATGGCTTGGGGTGGGTGGGGAAGTTGACAAAATGTCGCGGGGGTTAGGGCATCTTTAACTCTGTGTATCGGAATATTTCTGGCTTTCGTGCCGTCCGACACAAACTTGACGCTAATCCTAGACCCGCATCGGCTCACGCCAATTACTTCCGCAAGCTCTCCAAGATAAATAACCTTAGCTCCGATCATCCGTCTTTCCTTCCATTAGATACACTTCCCCCTTTTCCTGCCGTGGAGATAGCCACCTACCTTAACCACGGGGGCAGACCACGCCCAGCTTTCGCCCAGTACTCATTTCCTTTGGCTCTCGCCCTGCTGGTTTCCCAACACCTGCCAAGGTCTTTTCCAGGCGACCTTACCAAAAAACGCCATATTGGGGGTCAAATTCCAACACAGGCGCAAAATTTGGCGCTTTACCTTCCGAGGGTTGCTCGTTCAACTCCACGGCCACGGGGTACAAAGGGAAGCATTGCCCGCGATTTGTTTTTGCTCATTTGCTTAGAACAGTGAGCCGTCA